GAAGCGCACAGTCTCATTGACCGGCTCAAAGAACTGCTGCACAAGATCGAGCACTACGACATTGAGACCGGCGCTGCGGTGCCACCTGCGAAGGATCCCAAGAAATGACAAACAACCCGCTCGACGTCTCCACGATGATTCCGCAGGTGGAGGATAACCCGCATCCTCTACCACCGCAAGGCATTCCAGGTCTTATTAGCGCCGATGCCATCGTGCAAGCGTTTGTCAACGTGCTTGAGATGGAAGTGCAGAAGCTGAACGACTTCGCGCTCGCTGACTACAACGGCCTCGTGACGCACTGGAAGTCAGACAACGCAGCGGGTGTGTACCGGCCGGCTCCCGGGCCTGTGACGCTGGCAATGGTCGATCCAATCGCGGCGGCACAATACGAAGTGACGGGCGTGGGGTTCAATAAGATTTTTTCTTTCTTCACCCAGTTCGATCCGAGCGCACCGCCCGGAACCGTGTTTCAGCCTCTTGTGACGCCACCTCCCGAGAAGACCGCGGAATCGGTTGGAGGGCTCATCCCTGGCACCGAGGACCTGTATCTTGCGCTCGGCGGCCCGTACGACCCATCTGAGTTCGGGAAGTCGGTCACGACCGTGACGGGGCATTTCCACCTCGTCAACATGACTCCGATGGGCTGGAAACCAGCATGGCGGAAAACACAGTAAAGATCGGCTGTATCGCTCAGGCCATCATCGACGCCAAGAAGCGCGGCACGTTTGAACGTGAAGTGCTGTGCTATGACAGCGTGGAGCGATCGAGACGGCGGAAGACGCGGGCTACGATGGGAAGTACAAACGCCCGACGTAAAACGCAAGCGCAAAAGCCGCGATAAACAGCAGCACCCAAATCATTTCAACCTCCCCAGACCAAACCGTCTGCGATGCGACACAAGTCCGCTTGCAGGTCGCACAGCGTCAGCGCTGCGACGTTCCCGGTTGCCCGGTTGATCGCCAGTATGTCCATGTACATGCCCGTCAAAACTTCAATGTCAGTTGTCGCGGTCTTCATTCTCTTGTTCCTCCTCTTCCGGCTGGATGTTGGTGATGTCTCGGATGCTCAGGTCGCGGTCGGCGAACGCGGCTTCGAGCATGTCGTGGATCTCGTGACGCGATTCCGCGTTCACCCAGAAGCGTACTTCGTAGCGTGGCATTACTTCGCCTCTCGTCGTGGATTGTCGTCTGGCACCGACACCTCATAGCGGTTGCCGTCAACTTCGACGTGGTAATCGAGCCGCGTACTGTAAACGCGAACGATTCGTCCGGTGAGGCGTTCGCCTTCGTAATCGAAAGAAACCATTTCGCCCAACTCGAACTCCGTGCTTGTGTCGGGGCCTAGATTGCGGCTCATATCGTCCTCTCGAATAACCGGCTATCCATGCCGCATTCAGTAGCGCGCTTGCGCGTCAACTTCCGCCATTCCATTAGCGTCTCTGGTGAGCCCACTGTCCTATTAAGACGGACGTAATACAGATTGGTGGATCGCACCACCAAGGTATCCTTAACTTGGTGTGTCAACTCTCGGCATTGGCGGTCGACTTCTGTTCTGGTCGCGTATTCCATCACTTCACCTCCAAGGAGCGGTCGGCGGTCACGATGAACTCGGTGCCGGGGGTGCAGAGCACCGGGCCGATCCAAGTCAGCATGTGCGCGCGTTCGGCCACAAGTCCAGCGCCTTTCAGTGTGCGAATGATGCCCTCGTAGCCCGGCAGGTCAATTCGGCCGCACAGGATGGCGTAGAGCGTGGAGCGCGACATTTACTCCTCCACTTCAGCGATCATGTCGCGCAATTCGTCGGTCTGGTACTCGCCGTTTGGCAGGTCCAGCCATTCAGCCACATCACAGAGCAGATCACAAGTATCGACTCCCGACGGGTCTGCTTCGTAGGCCCTAATAGCGCGATAGGCATCGGCTTTGGACTGGATGTCATGGAGATTCGTGTTTGTGTTTTCCATGCTTGTAGCTTATAGGACTTGCGCAACCCGTGCAATCACCCATCGGTACTAAGGTTTTCACAAACTTACCTTAGACGTGATACGCTTAGCGCATGCAACATGACCCCCAGAGCCATCCGGTCTTCGAGATCGATGGCAAGAAATACGAGTTAAAATTCCGCTCAGGCGACGTCATCGACCTGAAGAAAAACCACAACATCGAGCTCCAGGAAGTCCGAACGTTCATCGGCGCGGAAGCCGTCGAGCGGCTGCTCCTGATGCTACAGGCGGCTGTGGCGCACAAGGAGACGCTCACCCTGGAATACCTCAAGTCCAAAGTCGATTGGCACCAGATGCCCGAGCTCAACATCGCGCTACAGGAAGCAATATCAAAAGTTATGGCCCAGATGATCGCTCTCAAGCCGCGCATCGACGGAATGAAAGCGCAGGCGGAAGAGCTGGCGGCAATGAATACTCCGACGCCGGCGCCCGCCGTGCAGTAAGCTTCGAGGAGTCCTGGCTCCAAATCTTCGACGCGGGAGTGATAGACCTGGGCCTGACCGTTGCCGAGCTTTGGAGTCTTACTCCCTATCAGATTAGTCGGTTGTGGAAGCGGTACCAGGCGCGGGAACGTGGCCGCGCTCAGAACATGGCGATTATGGCGTGCTCGTATCTCAACTCGCATCGGGACACGAACCAGATGCCACAGCCGTTTCACCTTGAGCAGTTCATGCCGTTTCCCGAGGTGCAGCAGATGCAGGCTCCGCAACCGCCCGCGGCAGAGCGGCAGATTGCGAAACTGCGCGCCTGGGCGCATAGTCCGATGTCTGGAGTAGTGGTACGAAAGAGGCGCGATGCCGCTTGACGCTTTGGGCGATCTGGTCTTACAAGTTGGTGCGGACCTGTCGCCTCTCGAAGACACGCTGCAATCAATCCCGGCGGTCGCTCAGACGGCTGGAGCAGCGATCGATTCGGCGCTCGGCAATGCGCTGGACGGTGCTACTGCATCTCTCAACAGTCTCAACACTGCGCTTTCGGATGTAGGTGCCGGGGCTGGCGGTGGCCTCGCCGAACTGGACGCGGCTGTAAAGAGCGCTGGAGACTCCGCCGGCGAAGCAGCTCCTCATATCGAAGACCTCGGAGCCTCCACGCATCACGCAAGCGATGCAGCGAAAGAAGCAGAGGGCAGTCTGCGCGACATGGGCGAAGCGCTCAAACATCTCGGCGAAGCTCTGCTCATTGCCGAAGGGCTCCGCGAGCTGGCCACCGAAGCGCTGCATGCCTTCGACAACGTTCAGAAAGCAACTATCGCAATTACAGCACTGACCGGCAGCGCTAAAGAAGCTGATGACCAGATCGAGCGTTTAAAAGTCTTGGCGCAGACAGACGCTCTATCATTCCCTGCACTTCTGACCGCTCAGACGCGCATGGATGCGCTGGGTTTTTCCTCTCAGCAATCCTCGATGATGATGCAGCTGGCGGCCGATTCTGCCAAAACGATGGGCAAGGATTTTCTCACCGTTGTGGATCAGATGGACCGCATGATTTCCTCAGGCGCTGTGATGCCGCGCACGTTGGCTGGCATTGGCACATCCGCCCAAGCACTGGGCGACATTATGGGCGTTGCAGCTTCGGAAGTCACCAAGGCGTTTAAGCTTCTCGATGATCCCACCCGCGGAGAGGTTTTGCAGGCGGCACTCATCAAGACGCGTGGTATTGCTGAACGAGAAGCGGGGCTTCTGAGTGGGCAAATTCAGAAGATGGCGAATGCTTGGGACTTCATGATGGAGGATGTTGGCAAATCCCTAGCAGGGGCCTTCATTCCATTCACGCAGTTCATCACGAGTGACGTTATTCCAGCGATTGAAAAGCTTGCCGAGTGGTTCGGCCAGTTGCCTGCATCGATCCAGGATTTTACAATCGCTCTCACCTCGTTGACTGTAGTTGCCGGACTCGCCGCGGCGGCGATTGGCGTTATCGCTATCACTCTTGCGCCAGTGTCCCCCGTACTGATTGCTGTCGGCGCTGCTGCTGTTGTACTCGGGGCGGCCTTTGTCGCTTTGGAGCAGACATCTCCTGAGTTTCGCGCAGCCGTAAGCGCTGTAGCGGATCAGTTTTCGCGTCTTTTAGAGAGCCTCAAAGAAGTGGGTACCATGGCGCTCCCTTTGGTGCAGGTGGCGGCCCGCAACCTTGCCGACAACCTCACTGACTTTGTACGTCTCGTTGGGCAGGTTTCGCAAGCGTTAAACACGCTCATCGAGTACGGCAAACAATTCGCTGCATGGGTGGAGAGTTTCATTCCGCGCTTGGGTCCCCTTGGTTCGGCGTTGGAAACCGTTGCTGGCTTTCTATCCAAAATGTCCAGCTCTATGCTGTTATTCGGGGGGGCCGGTCCGGCTATCACTGGACTAGAAGCATTAGGGCGCGCGCTTGGAGTGATTCCGCCAGCAGCGGCCGCGGCATCTCAGTATACTGGCAAACTCGCGGATGACTTGGACCGCGAAGCGCAGGCGTCAGCGAAAGCAGAAGCTGCCGCTAGGTCTCACGCCCAAGCCCAGATCAAAGCCGCGCAGGATCGAGCAGCAGCCGAAAAGGCCGCGGCCGACGCAGAGGCTGAAGCACAGAAGCGCTGGGTAGATGAGCAAAACGATTACCTTAAAGCTCAGACCCTAGCAGACCAAGCGCTCAGCAACATCAAGCGCGACATCACCGATTCCGCTGTCAGCTACCAGGGACTGAACGACCAGATACTCCTTTCGTCTCAAAAGCTCACGCCAATCGAACAACTCATGGCGGCGATGCAGAAGGACATCGACGCTGCGCGCTCTCACTGGGAAGTCTTGGACGCGGCCGGGCAGCGGCACGTAACAGACCTCGAAGCGGTTGTAGCGCAGTATGCCAAGTGGGACGAGATCACCAAGCAGATGGACCTCTCCGCGCAATTGGATAAGGCCCATGGATACCTCGTTGATATCAAGAGTACGATGTCTGCCTTCCCATTTGACTTTGTGAAGAATGGAATGGCGTCCATCACTCAGGGAATCAAGGACGCCGAGGCTCCCACAAAACAGTGGGAAGCCGATATGAAGCTGCTCGGCGATCGTACAGACGAGCTAAAAAAAGGTTTGGATGCCAGCTTAGGAGCGATGGCTCGCGCTATCGACTCGGGGAGAATTTCAACCGAACAACTCGATTTAGACTGGGCGCACCTGCTCAGTAAGTTCAAGGATAGCGCTGACGCACAGCAGCAAATAATCGACAAAATGCAGGCGGAGGGCGCGGCGACTGAACTAATCTACCAAGCTCAGCTCAACATGCTCGCAGCCCAGTATAAGAACGCGGCCTTGCATGACCAGGACGCCTCGGTGCTCCTCAAGATCAGAGAGCAAATGGTCGCGATCGGCGTTCAGCAGGGCGCGGATACGCAACTCGCGGAGACCTACCTCGGGACGGTGAAGGCAATCAGTGCCTCGTGGGATAGCCTGGCGAAAGGCATAGGCGATGCCATTGTGAGCGGGCAAAACTTTGGCCAAGTGATGACCAACGTGCTTGACTCGCTCAAGAAGAGCATTGCCGAGTTAGTTGTCAAGTACCTGATGGGCGAGCTCAAAGACGCTCTGCTGCAAAACACCAATCTCCTCTCAGACTTCAATAAAGCGTTCAACTTTGTATTCGGCGCCGGCGGCACCGTCGAAAAGGGTTTCGAGCAAGCAGCTAGTGCAGCGTCCGACATGGCAACGTCAATCGGCAACAGCGCGACGAACATCAGCACAGATATGAGCGACGTGTCGAGCGCGGTAACTCGTGACGGCGACTTACTCAAGGGAGAGTTTCAGAGCCTCGGCGATTCCATCAACAACTTTTCTAAAACCAGCTCGGATGCTACGCAGCAGGCCGCGGCGAGCATCCACGCTTCAGCGGCTTCCATGGTCGCTGACTTTAACCTCATCGCCACTGTTGTAGCTGCCATCGCTTCCATCTTCAGCGCGATCGAGTTGATGCACACCAATACGCTACTCACGCGCATCGAAGAATCCACCCGGCGCATGGACATCACCATGGAAGGCATCATGGCGCAAGCGGCCCAGGTGACCATTGAGCAACTGCCTCTGCTTCAGCTCCTCTATCATCTCGAATCGATGGACGTGAATTTCACGTCGCTCCTCGGCGATATCAGCGCCACTGCCGCGGCGATGTTGCAAATTTTGGAGATCATAGCGGCGAACGGCGGTGGTGGTGGTCAGGGAGGAAGCGGTGCGAACAACGACGCCATCATCGCTGCGATCAACGCGGCGGCGGCGAAGACGGCCGGGATGATGGGCCAGCTCATGAGCGAAATCGTCACGGCTGGAAGCGCCGGAACCGTAAGCGGCGGATACTCCACAATCATCAACTCGGCAGGCGCTGGTGGCCCAGGTGCATCATTGGTCTCTGGCACGATTCCGCTCACGGCTACCAGTGGCTCTAATCTCGGGCCACTAATTCAGGGCCTCATCAACCAAGCCAAAAGCTTTGGAGCCATCAACGATATCAACGCCAAGGCTGCGGACCTTGAAACCGCTATGCAAGCGGCCGGCCTGAGCGCGAATGTGAGCGCTCGCGCATTACTCGAAGGCCCGCAGACACCGGAAGCGCCGGTAGACATGGCTTTGACACACACGAACCAGCTCGCGTTGTTGCAAGCCATGCTCAAGATGACGACCGACATCGGGACTCTCTCTCAGCAATTCCAGGGTACAACCATCTCGACTGCTGAATTTAAGCAGACAGTCGATGCCGCAAAGGCAGCGCAACAAGCCAGCGCAGACGCGGCGCTAAAGGCCGCTACAGCTCTCGATGCTGCGAGCCAATCAGCGTTCAACCAGCAACAGCAACTCGACAAGGCCGGCCAGGGCTTTGCGACAATGAACGTGCAAGTCGGCAACCTCATGTTCAACTTGCGCGATTTCGCGAGCCAGGTCTATGGTTCCACCAACCAATTCACCAGCCTCACAAATGCCGTGTCGCAATTTAGCACCGTGCAGTCCGATATCTTATACCGCACCGCTGAGGCTCTCGGAAACTTGCCTGGCGCACAGGCGACGACGCGGCCAAGCGGTTTCGCATTGCAAACTCAAGCCCAGATTGACGCGGCAACAAAAGCCGGTACAAATATTCTTGCCCATCCAACCGCATCGGGGGCCAGCGTCTACGGCAGCAATCTGGGTGGCATCACGATCAATATCGGCGGATCAGTGGTCGGAGTGCCACAGCTCGCAGACACCGTAGGCAATGCGATCGTCGATAAGTTGCGGCGGGCTGGGATGAAGTTTTAATGGCGACTGGCATTCTACAGCTCATCTTCGACCACAACACCTCGCCCGTCACAACATCCGACGTCACAGCGCTGCTCTGGCCGGTGGGCCACGGCCAGCCCGTAACGTTCTCGAAGATCGTCAACCAGCGCTGGACGTGCCGATTTACGTTGAAGGAACCGGACACGGGCTACACCGGCGCGAATCGCCCGGCAGTCGGCCAGGCGTTTCGGCTACTCGAAGACGGTGTGCTGCTGTTCTCCGGTTTTATCGACACGATCGAAGAAATGTCGATTGAGAGCACGCGTGTCAACTATTACCACTGTTCATGCTCCAACTGGGCCACCATCACAGACCGGCGCGTCGTAAAGAAAACCTACCAGCAAAACACGCTCGCCTCACTGGTGATCGCTGATATCGTCGCAACCGCGCTCGCGGGCGAAGGCATCACGACAAACAACGTGGTGGTGTCAGGTGCGCTCACGGCGCCGATTGCGCTTGAGCCCATTCTCGTCTCGCAAGCGTTCGACACCATCCGCGACATGGTGAACGCGCAGTGGTGGGTGGACGAAAATAAGGACCTGCATTTTATTGCTGTAGGATCTGGCGCCACGTTGGGCTGGTCGCTCACTGTTCCATCGGACGCATCGCGTACCGAATGGAACGACGGCACGATGAAGATCACGCGCACGACGAAAGATTATCGCAACGTGCAGTACGTCTCGTCGAGCGCCCTGGGCCAGCCGCCACCGCAGAATAGCAGCTCGAGTCCGCTCCCCCAGGCATCGCAATACACAACGCTGATCGACACCTACGTCACAACCGGGAGCGCCTACGACTTTTGGGTGCTGACGTCGCAAGCCGTCCAACTGGACCCAACAAACCCCGTTCCGCCGACACTCACTATCGATGGCGTCTCCCAAACTATCAAACAATACTTCAAAGACCCGGCCGGGCAAGCGGCCTGGTATTGGGGCCCAGACACGATCGGCATGCAGCAAGGTCAACAAATTGCACCGGCTGCTGGCAAGAAGATCATCATCACGTATCAAGCTTTCGCAGGAGGTGGTGGCACGATAGCGCCGGCGTCGGGCGGCGGAAGCAACACCGCAGTGGCAACGCAAAACTGGGTAGTGCAATCGAACGCCGGGGAGATCGCCTCTCGATCAGCCTTCGAAGGCGACAGCGGCAATTACGAGCAGGTGACCAGCGTTCCGGGCATCTCTGACCCCACGGTTGCAAATGCCCTTGCATCGGGCCTTCTGGCGCGGTCTGACACCATTCCAGACATCATCACGTACGACACTTGGCGAACCGGCTACGTGGTGGGCGCGAAGCTCTCGGTTGTGATTCCCTACCACGGCCTCAACGCGACGTACACGGTCATGCAGATCGACGGCCGCGAGGAGTTAGCCGCCCAGGGGCCCATCTCCAGCAAGATGATGGTCTACACCATCACGCTGAGCAATCAGCAGGACATCGGCCTGTTCACCAAGTGGTTCGAAGGGCTAATCCGTACGATCGGAGCTGGAACCGGAGGCGGCGGGGGAGCGCAGGCATCCGTCAGTAGTGCGGCTTCACCAGGCTTGCAAGTCATCCGCGAGATGCCATCTGGCACCAAGAACGGCGTCGACTCGCCGGCGTCCGGAAACCTCGTGTTCACGCTCAGCTTCACACCGCAGCCACCGTGGGCTGTCTGGCTCTTTTTGAACGGTGTGTATCAGAATGCGCTCGGCGGAAGCCCCGATTACACCCTCAGCGGAAACACGATCACCATGACTGTCGCACCAAGGTCAACCGATTTATTCGAGTGCATCTATTTCATTGCCAACGCCGGTCTTGCACCGCAAGTGGTGCAGCCTACCGTCTACTCAACGGGACCTTTCCAGCATCAGGGCGACATCGACCCGCATTGGCAGCTCACGCTCAGCGCCGATCCAGGAGCTACAGCGCCGGGGCTCATGTACGTGATCTCTGATGCAGAGATAGCGGCTAACCCGACCTGGGTTACGGCGCCCGTCAACACGCGATGGATCGGCGTGCGCGGCGGCGGTACAGCGGCGGCCGGCTCCTACAAGACGGTGCTCAACTTCAACTGGCCGACGCTCACCGGAACCATCACAGGCTTCGCGGCGGCTGACAATTCGTTCACCCTGAAGTTTAACGGAGCGACGGTGATTGCGATCAGCGACCCGGCATACTTGGCGCTGCACGCTTTCTCGATAACGACGGGATTCTTGCAGGGCACCAACACACTCGAAATGGACTGGACAGAGGACGGCGCCGGCGGGGCCGGAATACTTGTTCAGATCACACAGGCAACTACACCATGAGCTTTCTAATTTGGTCAACACTTCTCTTGTTCGCTGCACGCGGCAATATAACCTACGACATGATCCGCGCGGCTGATCGAAATGGAGACGGCCGACAGTTCCAGATGTTCACTGGATCCAGCACACCCGGAGACATCGCCACCTTTGACGCCAAGGGCAATATCATCGACGGCGGCTCCGCGCCAACCATCCATGAACCCGGCGTGTTCTTCGACGGCGGCGGCTCCGCACTCACAGCTATCACGCGATGCGCAGCGCCCATCACGTACTCAGGAACCATCAAGCAATTCTCGCTGGTCGGCGACGTCTCCGGAAACGCCACGATCAAAGTGCAGACCGTCTCGTACACGTCGTATACCGGGCCGGGTTCGTCGTCCGACATCACAGGCGGCGGCGAAGTGGCGACGGGCGTCACAAAACTGAAGGACACCACGTTGACCGGCTGGACAACGGCGCTGTCGGCCGATACGGTGATATGCTTTGCGCTGAGCTCGCCTGCTACATTCACTTGGTTGTCAGTCAAGTTGGAGGTGAAGTGATGGAGTATGTAGACAACACCTACAAATACCGCAGGGAATTAGCCCAACAGTCTACTGTTGTGTTGCGCCGCATCTGTGACGCTATCGGGAAAGACAAGCCACTCGTTATATTTTCGGCGTTGCTTGCTGCTACCGCAACAGAGTTTAAGAAGATTCGGGCTCATTGCCCGATAGAGGAAGAGTTCTCAGACTTTGACGATCGCTGTCGTAGATTAATGGAGCATCTTATTTACACGGTCGCGGAAGCAATGGCCGAACGCGAGGCGAGGCCCAGACATAGAAAGAGAGTGTTATGCAAGCCATGATTAAGTTCATTGTCGCGGCCGCTCTGTGCGTGCCGTGCTTCGCCGCGATTCAAGCCGGCATGCAGTGGGATGTTCGCTCAACCGGAAGCGATACTTCGGGCGGCGGATTCGACAACACCGTCTCCGCGCCTGGTACAGACTTCTCGACGCAGGACGCTGCGCAGCAAGCCTACACAGACCTGGTGATCGGTGGAACGACTACGCAGCTCACGAGCGCCGCGCACGCTTTTGGAGCGACACACCCGGGCAACGTAATCAACATCACGGGCGGTGCAGGCTGCACGCTCGGGTGGTACGAGGTGCTCTCTGTGGCGGGCGTCACGGCAACGATGGACCGTAGCGTAGGGACGGGCGCCAGCACCTGCACGGGCAACCTGGGCGGCGGTCTCGCAACACCGGCGAAGGTTTTCACGTTGATGGTCAATCAGAACATCGCCCACCTCAAGAGCGCCACGTACACATTCACGAGTACGCTCGTAATGCCGAACGTGCAGTTCACTCTGCGCGGCTACCAGACAGCTCATAACGATTACGGCGCGCAGCCGCTCATCACCACCGCGAGCAACATAGACGGGATGCACACCGGCGGCTCAAGCACGGTGGCGTTCCTGGACAACATCGGGTTCACTATCACGGTCTCTTCCGATCACTCGGGCATCTCGACGTCGGCCGCGGCGAACATCTACGTTGCCAACTTCTATTGCGCAGGCTGGGGATACTCGTGCATCGAGGGCGGCTCTGATGTGAGCACAGCGTTTCGAACGGTGACCGCGTGGAACTCCGAGTTTACAAATAATGGCATTAATCACGGCCGTGCTGCGATCACAAATACCGGGCCTATCGTTGTGGACCGTGGGTATTTCCACGCGAATTATACAGACATCGCATGCCCGAACATCTCTGCCGGGACCACGATTGCGGTTGATCGCTCGATTTTTAAGGGTTACACGCATCAGAGTGTCTTTTACACCGCAAACGGCAATTTGTCCTTTGTGGCTCAGCACTCGGTGTGGTATACCTCCAGCGCAAGCTCAGCGGTCAACTTAAACGCCAACGGGTACCTGTCTCTCGTCAACTGCGTGTTCTACGGAATCTCGGCGGGCACTGCTGTAGCAATCAACGCGGCGAGCAGTCAGACCTACATGCGAAACTGCGCCTTTGGGAATAACCAGCACGATCACACCAACATCCCAGCGGGGCCGGGTGAGATCACGCTGAGCGCTGACCCGTTCACCAGCGGATCGACAGGTGACTTCTCGCTCAACTCGACAGCGGGTGGTGGTGCGTCGCTGAAGAACGCGGCGTATCCACTCACACCGGCTGGACTCGCAGCGAACACGTATGACGATGTGAACGCATTGCGGCATCAGGACCCAGCGGGCGGCGGCAGTACAAAAGGGTTTACGTTCTCGCTTCTGATGTTCGGTGGCTTGAGCGCTCTAGGTGTTGTGGCGTTGCGACGAGCGGTTTAGAGCGGCTGTGGGATTTGGGTTACTTCAATCCTGGTCTGACGGCTACTGATATTCGTGGCGACCACAGGGCAGGATTCTTCGCTGCTATAATCCTCTGTTTCATCGAATACTTTGATGCGAGCATAGCTACCGCTCGGGAGTACGTTGAGGCGAGTGACAACAAAGCTCGCGAGCTCCGGAGCAATGCCTGAGGCAGTGACCGCTGTAATCACGTTTGCAGTGAGACCGGATAAGTCGAGAATGGGAATCATGTCAATATGCTCCGCAGGAAAAAGCGACTGTATCGCCCGACGTTGTTGCCACCTGAAGCACTGCGGTTGTCGTGCTGCCTCCGGATGCGTTGAGGAGGTTCGCCAGATGGCCCGAGGTGATATCGCCACCCGAACACACCCAGCCGGTATTTGCAGCAAGGCCGGTGGCTCCGTTCATGGTGATCGTTGTGGTGCAGGTGCCTGTTGTGGACGTTGTGAAACTGCCCGCCGTCGCACCGCCCGCGGTGCCAGTGACAGTGCAGCCCGCTCCCGAAGTCGTGAACTTTGTGCCACCTGACTGAAAGCCCGCGAGCGTTCCTAACTGGGTTGAGTCTAAACCTATGCTTGGGCTGAAGAACGTTCCCCCAAACGCGATACCGGACCCGGCAGCAACAACTGTGGTCACTACGATCCATCGATTGGTCGTGGAATAAAAAAATAGTGGATACGAGCCACCGCCAGATATGTCCCCATTCCCGATCCTCCCGGCTCCGAACCCAGCGGCGGCACAATTTCCATATTGCTTGCACAAGCTCCGGTTGTTCACTCCGTCGATTTGTATAGTGACATTTCCGGTTGAGTTGACATCTGGAACGAAAATCATCTGTTGCCCGTTGACGGGTGCTTGTCGCAATGACAACGGAATAGCTGCACCGCTTAGCGTAGTCGGGGTACATGTGTACGTGGTACCCGACGCACTCGTAGGAGCACAGAGCCAAGGGGCGTCCGCGGCGTGGCCGGTTGCTGAACCTGTGCCACCATTCGCGATCGAGAGCGGCAGCGTGGCCAAGGGCGGCGAGTACTGCGCCCAGCAGAGCGGCATCAGCAACAACAACAGTGCGCGTTTCATTGCTGGTTGAACCTCAAGATGCTCAACTTGTCACCCGACTGAATCAGGTAAAACCAAGTGCTAAGCTGATACCCCGTATCCTGTACTGCAGCGCCTTGAGGCATCGCCGGCAGCGTCACTGAGCCACCCGGGGCGCAAGGCAGCCCGGTGCCTGTGGCAATCGTTGAATCACCGATCAGCACGGCGCTGGTGTTGGTCGATTTGCACACGAAGATAATCATGCGTGCAAAGCCAGAGGCGGCGATTGCGTGAGCGTTACCATCACCTGAGATGTCGGCCATGCTGGTAGGAGTGACGGCCGCAAAGCACGAAAGCCAGAGCGCGGCAAGAAACAGGAGCAAGCGCTTGAATTGCATGGACTGATTCTACACTATTTGGGTGTACACTTGGAGCATGCGTTACGGAATTGCGCTACTCGCCATTGTTTCGGCTTCAGCTCAGGTTCCGAATATCACCGGAATGTTCTGCGTCCAGCGCGGCGTGCCCTTCGCCTCGATCTGCGTACCACTCAATCAACCTCAGCCTCAACCACAAACTGGCGAGACGCAAGGACCGCCTGGTCCGCAAGGGCCAGTAGGGCCGCAAGGTCCCATCGGGCCTCCTGGTCCGAAGGGCGATAAGGGCGACGCCGGACTGCCCGGACCCAGTGGTGCAGCAGGCCCGATGGGACCACAAGGTCCGGCCGGTAGTGGGGGCGGCGGTAGCGGAGACGGTTGGAATTACGTCAGGTCATTTGAGTGCGTCGACAAATCCGCCGGCAACACGAAACTGCCCGACGGCGTACTGTTCGATTGTGGCATTCCTGCAAACGCTACGGTGGTAGAGGTGCTCGGCGTCTACGATCGCGGTACGCGCCTGGGCCCAACATCGTACACGTTCGACATTGCCACTAAGACGCTACGATTTCTCAACGGTCATCACCAGTGGGGCGGCGGCGGCGCTAATTTCACCATGACATTGGCTGATTCGCGCTGGAAATGATCGCCGAGCAAGCCCGCCAGCAGCGCATTGACCGCCAAGCGAAAGGACTCTGCACGATCTGCGGGAGGGAACCGCGCGCACCAGAGTCGACAGCGGTATGCCCTCGATGTCTGTTGCGAGAGCGCGAGAGGGCACGCAAACGGCTACAGGCACGTCGGGCTGCTGGGCTAGGACTTGCGCGAATCTCAGATGTGCAGTAGAATCAGCACATATGAAGCGCACGTCAAAGTCGCATGTCAAAGTCTCGGGTATGGTGGCTCCCGAGGTGCATCAACAAATGGCCGCGGTCGCCAAACAGGCGCGAGCCACCATTGGGGCCATCGTCTCCCAAGCTGTGCGTGTGTGGCTGGCCGCGGTCGCGAAGGATCCAGACATTGCAGAAGCGCTAGAGCCTGATGCGCGGCCGGAAACGAACAGGCGCCTGTGGGTGAGACCAGGGCAGCGGAGAAAGGGCCGCGCGGCATGAGCCGGATAGAAGAGCTACGCCAGTTTGTGGAGACGTCGGGGCGTGGCGAAACGCTGGAGGTGCCGCACGATACGGCGCGCGAATTACTCGCGGAGATTGACGTCGCGCTCGCGAACGAGCGCCGATACATCAGAGAGCGCGTCGGGGCTGCAGAATCGCGGATCACGGCAGGATGCCATCATGGACACGAGCGAACTGCAATCCCTCGCCCGCGCTGTCGGCGCAACGCCGGCCGATCTCCTCTATATTGCTCGCCTGGTAGCTGGCGACGACCACCTGCTCGACATCCACGACCTGACGCCGGAAGGCGCACTTGAAGCTGCGTCGTACCTGCGAACGCTTGCGGCTTCGGAGCGCTGGCTCGAAAACCTCGTATGAGTCGCACAGTTCACAAGCCGTCCCCATTCGGTCGTGCGCGCGGTGTGGCGGCGTTCAAACGGCGATTGCAGCGAATCGCACGGCAAATGCAGGATAGACAGCAGCGCCGGGGCGGCGAAATAGACCCGGCGCGAAAGCTGCGCAACTTTCTATGGGCGTGGTGGTAGTACTTTCGTAACGCTTGAATCTAAGGCGATTTCCCTCTTGCACGCGAGTTGCGCAAGTCCTATACTGGTGTCAGATGAGAACAGAAATGGCATACGTACACAACCCTGGCCCAGGCATCAGCGACATGAACACAGAGCACAACTACCCGGCATCGCGGCGCATCCCGCCAGCAGCGCCGGGTGATCACCGTTCAACGGATGAGCGGGCGATTGCGGAGATGAACGAAGCAGTAGCGCGGGCGAAAGACACCGGCCTGTGGCGGCATCCGGAGGTGAAGTGAAATGACCGTAGATGAATTGGTCGAAGTGCTGCGTCGCATCCGCAGCGCCGTCGAGAGCAACGATCCGGAGGTTTACGATCCGATCGAAACGCTGCGCGATATCCACCGCGTGGCCGATGAAGCCATCTGCAAAACCCAGGAGGTAAAAGTCCGTGGCTGATACACGACAGAATGCTCTAGCCCTGCCTTGGCTGAAGTGGGCACAGTTTTCATGGAACCTCGCGCAGCAAGCTTCTACTGAGTTTGAACGTGAACAGAGGATGTTAGATTATCAGCGCGGTATCGCCCGCGCGAAGGAGGCAGAAAGTGCCGATCATTGCTAAGGAATCGAGCAGCAACCGTGATTTCATTCCGGCGCCCGCAGGTGTGCATCCGGCGGTGTGTTGTGACGTGGTCGATCTCGGCGTGCTCGAGGTGACCTTTGGCGGGAAAACAAAGAAGCAGCACAAGGTTCGCGTGGTCTGGCAGATCGAGGAAGTTATGGCGGATAACAAGCCGTACCTCGTGCAGAAGCGCTACACGCTCAGCCTTCACGAAAAGGCGGCGTTGCGGAAGGATCTCGAGTCGTGGCGCGGGCGGCCCTTCACACCTGAGGAACTGAGCGGCTTCGACCTGGAGAACCTCATCGCGGCGCCAGCACTGCTAAACGTGGTGCACAACCCAGGACGTGAGGGCGGCGTGTTCGCCAATATCGCGAGCATCATGAAACTACCGAAGGGCATGACGCAACTCACGGTGCACGATTACATCCGCGTGTGCGAGCGTAAGACCGAGGCCACAGAGACCTGGAACGGCGCTCCGGTAACAGATCCAAGCTGGGATGGAGGAATCACAGATGACGATGTTCCCTTCTGAGCAAGACAAGGTGTGGTACGAGCTTTTCAAAGCTGCGCTCGTCGGCTCCGCGAACCTGAATCCCGATAAGGCTGCTGAGCGCGCGGCACAGATTGCCGACGATGCAATGACAAAGGTGCAAGCGCACCTGAAACCGAAGGAACCAGCGGAGCCACTTTTCAATCCACTGCTACGTGAGAAGGCGGCGCAACGGCAGAAGGACGAGGCTGATTCCAGCTTTGCGGTGGCGAAATGAAACACACACTACGAATCGAATTGACAGCAGAGGAAGTCAGGAAGGGTATCTTTGATGCTGCGCTGCGAAACGTCGACCTGGGCGTTCCGTTCGTTGAGTCCGACATGGTTATTGAATGGCTGTCAACCAGTTCGGGCGCGTCAATTGAACTGATCCCCGACCGTGCTAACGCCGAACCAAAGGCGGAATACATCCCCACACTCATCCCTGTAGATCCTCCTGTAGAGCCGGAAATCGAGGTGCCATTTTGAGCGCACCAGGATTGACACTCTCGGAGCGTCCGAACATGACGCTGTACGGGCTTGAGCAGGAACTCGCGGAGCTTTTGCAGATGCGCGAAGACGTCGCCGAAGAGGTGCATGTCACCGAGGATGGCCGCGCGGAGCAGACGGCAGCGGTAGCGGCGATGGACGCGCAGATTTCGGAATACGTGAAGCGTCAGGCTGTGGTGCAGGCTGATAGCGTGCTGGCCGGGCTCCGCGAGTTCAAGGGGCGGTTTGAGAATCAGCGTGCGGAATCGAAGCGCCTGGCGAAACTCGCGGATGCGAACGAAGAACGGTTCGAACGACTGAAGCACGACGCTGCTGAAGCGCTCGCGGCGAAAGTAGAACCGGCGGCGATCGTGGCGGCGACTCAGAACACCGTGCTGTATCGCGCGAAAGGCCGACTCGGGCAACTGAAGCTGTGCAAGTCACCAGCAAGCGTGGATGTCACCGACCCATCGCTTGTTCCGGACGGCTACAAGATGGTGACGGTCACGATGCCGGCGGCGCAGTGGGAACAATACGAGGAATACATGCTGCTGGCCGAAGGATGCGCGACTCCCGAATTGTCGATTGACAAGCGTGCTATAGGAGCAGTGCTCAAACAGCAAGTCCCGTGCAATGTTTGCAAGGGTACTGGCGATGATGTCGAGATGTTTGAGACGCCTCGCACGTGTGGCGCATGCGGCGGCTCTGGCTCTGTGCCTGGGTCTGTACCGGGCGCCAGACTAATACGAGATTCGGTTCACCTTCGCCTTGGCTGAGGTGGGTCGAAAATACGGGCAGCCCGACGTTACAGGGCAGAAAGAATAGACGCCAAACTCAGTTGAACGCGGGGCCTCCGGCGCGTAATCCGGAGGCGTACTGTTGGGACTTGCGCAACTCTCCGACATAGTGTATAGTAAACCACATGCCGGACAAGATCACAATGACTTCCGCTCGTCTCGAATCGTTTAAGCGCGGCCACGATGGTGGGGTAGCGCAATTCGCCAGCTCCTGGAATCAGAAGGTTGCTGATGCGCTCGATTGGCCCGACGACATCCCGCAAGCGCTCACCGGCGCCAACCTCGAAGGAGACCTACACGCGACGTCGTGCGAGTTGATCCCGTCCGAGGGCGCGCTCAAGAAGCACGGCATCGACTTGGAGATCAACCGCGTCACGAAGTTTGAAGCCGTGCGTCTCGAGCTCGAGGGCAAGAAGGGCAAGGGTTATCGTACAGAGCTGCGCTTCAAGGTACATTTTACGGACAAGGCCGGGGCGCGGAAGCTCGAGCAGTACCTGCTGACGATCGGCGAAGGCAAGGGCTCGTTGACGGTGAGCTACACGCGCCAGGAGGCGTTACCACTTGAACAGGAGCAAGCAACAGCGCCCGAAGCTGACTGAAGCTCACTTCGAGCAGCAGGTGCGGGATTACCTGGAGAAGGTAGAAGGCTGGCGGTGCTTCCACTTCGAGGAGATTTGGAGCGAGGAACGCAAGCGAACGTTCGGCGAGCCGGGTATGCCTGACCTCCTGTGTATTCGGTATGCTTCCGTTGATGGGACTGTTGCTCCAGGTCCTGACTTAATCGGTGCGGAGTTTTACGATGATCCGGACAATGACCAGGTGATGTGGATCGAGCTGAAGAGACCAGGCGGCAAAGCGCGCGCAAACCAACAATTGTGGCACATCCGCGAGCGGAAGTGTGGCGCCTTGACGCTCATTGCCGGTGAGGACTTCACTGCCGATTACGAGGGGTTTCTGAAGTGGTACGCGGCCAGCGGATTGAGGAGACGCGCCTGATGTACGAATCACGAATTGTAGGGCAACAGCCGATCCGGGCGCGTGGCAGCTTCAAGGCCGATCCTGTGCCGATTACGCGGATGCCGTGCGGTCAGGAGGACCCCAGCTTGGGCAACCTCTGGGCGTGCGTGCGCCACGCGCGGAAGTGCGAGCACAAGCGGTGCCGGGAGTGGCTGCCTTGGTTCGAGACCTTCCGGTATGATTTTCTCGCCTCGCATGGGCGCTACGTTTCACGGGGTACAGATGGCGCGCACTCAACAAGTTAACGAGCAAAACAATCTTCGCGCCGTGATCCGAACGATGTTCCACGGTCGCGAGTACGACGAGGCCGTGAGCCGCTTAGCCCTTTGGATGCGCAAGCTTACAGCGGACCAGCGCGCGGCGTTCTTCGGCGTGCTCTGCGATGAATGGTGTATCCAATGCAGACACGAGCACCCGCACTGTAAGTGCCCTACTCGGTAATGCTACACTTGCCGCATGTGGCGTTTTCGCGCTGCCTCCCCGACTGAGGTTTCCACCGATCCTGACTCCGTTACCTTGGCTAGCACGCCTTCCAGTGCTATTCCATACGTGGCGGCGGCTGTGATTGTGGTCATGTCCGGCCTCGTGGCGCTTCTGTTGCTCGCCGAGTTGCGGCCGGCGTTGGACATAACCATCGCGGCTGGAGTGGTCAGCGCCTTCATTGTCTCGATCACCACCGGCGTGTTGGCGTTCATGAAGTCGCAGGAAACACACAAAACGGTAAACAGTCGCATGGATGGAATGCTGGCTGTGGTTCGCGAGCTGGCGCACGAGCGCGGCCTGAAGGAAGGCCGGGAGACGCAAGCGACTGCGGCGGCTAAGACCGTAGCAGAAGCGGCAGAGGTAGTTGCACGGGCTGCAGCTACAGCCGCGGCGGCCGTGGCGAGCGCAAAGGCGCTAGACCAGAACAATCTACCAGTGCCACCGAGTGGTACCATTCAGCCATGAAACTCCTCGTTCTGCTCGTTTTGCTATCCGCGGGCGCCGAGGCCGGCTTGATCCGCGGCGCCGTCTATCCGTTCGTACACCCGATTAAAACCGTGAAGCGCGTGTTTCACGTTGCAACGTATCCGGTGGTTCACCCGGTGAAGACTGTCTGGTAGCCCGGATTAGCGTCACAGCGTGCGACACGGCGTCTCGGTACACAGACCACCGTTCGCTATCAACCAGCGTCGCGTGATGGCTTCGACCGCCACAGGAACACGACCAGTACAGCACCCAGTGGGAACCATGGCCTGACCCGCGGAGGCGAAACTCGATATGCCGCGCATGATCGATCATCGCGCCGCTTTGATCTTGAGCCAATCCTGGTACCACTCCTCTGCTTCGAGCGCCTTGCGGTCGGCCTCTGTCGGTCGCGTCGGCCGGCCCACCGCAGGCGGGTGCAGTTCATCGCCACCGTTGAACGTGGTCGGATTCAATTTGCGCTCAAAAGCGCGGGCTTCACGGATGTCTTGATACCGCGGTTCTTTCATTTGGCCCTCCCGATAACGCCCAGAACCCAACCCCAACTCTTCGGCCGTAGGTGCCTGTGGGAATCTTCGTTGACCAGCATAACCGCTTTTTTTAGAGCGTACCACGCTGATTCTTCAGAGACTTGCATGCCGCTCAATTTGGCGTCGATGCATTTTTCAACAGGATCGGCTTCGAGCGGCTTAGCAATCCACTGCTCGCGGTCGACCATCTTCAGCGCGTGTGAAATCTTCTGGCGCCAGGTGCGCTCGCCGGCGGGAGTGGGTGCTGAGGGCGGCGGTAGGCGTCTAATCGCAGGCGCGTTCGTATCGAATACGATTCTTTGAGGTAGTCTCTCAGTATAAGAAGATGCGGGCGGCTTTGAGGGGACATTCGAGGGGACAAAGTGTAGAGAATAAAGAGCGCTAGTGCGGCCGCGACGGTGAACCGCGAGCAACCCAGCGTCGACCAGTTGGCGGACCCACCGCTTGACGGTGCGGACACAAACACCGAGGCGTCGGGCGAGCGTCCGCTGAAACGGGAAAACCTCGCCGCGGATGGAGTGCAAGGATTGGATGATGCCGAGTAGGCGTTTCGCACCGGCGCAAAGCTCGGGGCGGCAGAGTTCAGGGAAAAGAGCAAGTTGTGTCAAGAGACCTCCGCGAAAGGTCTGGAGGGCTACCCGAAGTTCGCGGCGACGGGCGGCCCCTCAGAGGAAATTTGGTTCCGGACCGAATCTAAGACCACCTTACCACGACTGCCAGAGGAATGCAATAGGGACTTGCGCAACTCTCAAATACGGTGTAGACTCTGAGGTGCTGGTGCCCGGCAAATAAACTCAAGCGAACTGGAACCGCGCTCCGGAGACGGATACTGCACCAGCGAAAGGATTGTATGCCTCAGAACGTGCTCGAAACCGTGAAGGCCCAGGCCGGCCGGCTGCGCTCCATCGCGATTCTCGATCGCGTGACAGAGAAACTACGGCGGGAGCTAGAGCGCGAGGAAGCGCTACGGGCGAAACTGGTGAACGAGATGGCGGGGGAGATCGCACGTGGCACTTAACCAACTGCAAGCCGCAACGCATCCCGAGGCACGCGGCATGTCCTACCACCGCTTCATGCTGGAGCGCGTGACAGCGCAGTGCAACTGGTGGCTCGGCAAACTACGCCGCGGTGAGCCTGTGATGGTGGACGGGCGAAACGTAACAAAGGAGTGGGAAGAGGGCAACCGGAATCTGCGGGAGACCGGCGGTCTATGCCGGGACCATACGGCACGGGACAACTACGGATGGCGCTCGGCATGACGCGAAAGATACCGCATTTGGGCGATGCCGGTAAAGGCGTTACGCGACAGATTCCGCACCTGGCAGATAACGCCCAGGGCGTGCATTGCGGCCGCGGCGGACTCAAAGCGCCTTTCCCTTGGTTCGGTGGCAAGTCACGAGTTGCGCACATCGTCTGGGAAGCATTCGGCAACTGTGATAACTACGTCGAACCGTTCGCCGGTTCGCTTGCTGTGCTGCTGGCGCGCCCGCATCCGCCGCAAACGGAAACGGTGAACGATCTCGATTGCTAGCTTGCAAACTTCTGGCGTGCGACGGCGTTCGCTCCAGAGGAAGTTGCGCAATACGCCGATTGGCCGGTGAACGAGGCGGACCTTCATGCTCGGCATCTGTGGCTGGCGAATCAGGACGAGTTTCGCGAGCGCATGAAGACGGATCCCGATTACTTCGATGCGAAGATTGCGGGCTGGTGGGTGTGGGGGATTTCGATGTGGATCGGGAGCGGGTGGTGTTCGCGGCCGGATTGGGCGGGACGCGGCACGGCGCTGCGGCAAGAGCGTAGCCTTGAGAAACTTAGCCGCGCAGCCAAGCGTCCGCTGCTGAGCGGCAACGGCCACGGTGTAGGAGTGCATAGCGATCGAGCGGCGAAGAGACCACGCCTGGGTGACCGCAACGGCGAAGACGGGCAACTCGCCGGCGCCGGCGTCCACTCCAGACGTGCCCAAAGCCTGATTCCCTACTTCGAAGCGCTCGCGAACCGCCTGCGGAGAGTACGGGTATGCTGTGGAGACTGGAAGCGCGTGCTCGGCCCGAGCGTCACGATCAAGCACGGCTTCACTGGCATATTCCTGGATCCGCCCTACGACATGCGCGTCGTGGCACCGAAGACGAATCGATCACTGAAAGACCAAAGCCTGTACGAGCATCACGACAACGACCTCAGCGCCGACGTCCGCGCCTGGGCAATCGAGAACGGAGACAACCCGCTCCTACGCATCGCACTGTGCGGCTACGAAGGCGAGCACGACATGCCGACAAGCTGGGAAACGGTGAAATGGTCAAACCGAGGCGGGTACCGGGCGCAAGGCGGCGACAGCAGAAACGCAGACCGTGAGCGCATTTGGTTGAGCCCAAACTGTTTATCTATGCCGCTCTTCCGCTAGACTAGAAACTCAGATGGCTCCCCTCGATACTGCTGGTGACATATACGTGATCTGGGCGATGGGGACGGCTTGCTACAAGATCGGATTCAGCAGAAATCTAACAAAACGCTTTCGGAGCCTTCGTACGATGTCTCCGTTGCCGTTGCAAATAATTGCGCGCAAGCCTGGCAAGCAGTACGACGAGATGAAGTACCACGCGATGCTGCATCGATATCGCGATCACGGGGAATGGTTTAGACTTGAGGAGAAAGACTTGGTGTTGTGCTTGCTTGAAGCTTTTGGTCAGGCGATGCCAGCAGAAACACGTGACCGCATTATCCGGGAGACCGAAGAAAAATGCGGTTGCTCATTTGCCACATGGAACCCGACACAAACTCACAGCCCATCGCACGCGAGACCTCAGCTAAACGGATGAGGCAGGGTGCGTTCCTTGCTGCTTACGCGCAGCTCGCCCGCGTCAATAAGGCGGCTGACGCGGCCGGCGTCGATCGTCGTACGCACTACGATTGGCTGCGTGAAGATGGCGATTACCGCGAGGAGTTCGAGCGCGCGAAAGAGTTGGCTGTACAGCAACTTGAGGATGAAGCCGTGAGGCGTGCGGTTGAAGGCGTTGAAGAGCCGATGAACATAGGCGGCGAGATGATCATGGTGCGCAAGTTTTCTGATCCGCTGTTGATGTTCATACTCAAGGGGCAAAAGCCTACAGTCTACCGGGAGCGGCAATCGATCGAGCACACCGGCAAAGACGGTAGCCCGCTGATAGACTTGAGCGCAGTGCATGAGTTCCTCCGTCGCACAGCCGACAAGTGAGCGCGAGACGTTTACTGATCCGGTGTTATTCCAGCGCCGGGTGCTCAAGCGCAAGCTCTGGCAGACCCAGGAACGAATTGCGCAAGCCGTCGCAAGCAAACGCCACGTAGCGGTGAAGGGTTGCCACGCCAGCGGTAAAACGTATCTCGCAGCGGGACTTATCCCATGGTGGCTCACGACCTTCGAGAGCGGCAAGGTAATTCAAATCTCGCCAACCTTGCGCCAAGTCAAAATCTTCTGGGATGAGGTCGCACTCGCCGCCCGAGAGAGCAACATCCGCTTTCCGGAGCCATCGGTAACCGGACTGCGAGTGAATCACGAATGCTACGCACTGGGCATCAGCTCCAGCCGCGGCGTCAACGTACAGGGCTTCCACGGCGACAACGTGCTCATCATCGCGGACGAAGCGCCCGGAATCGAAGAGGACATCTGGGACGCGATGGAAGGTATTGCGGCCGGCGGATCCGTCGTGCTCCTTGAGTTGGGCAACCCGACCGTTCCAAGCGGACATTTCTTCGACAGCTTCCACCGCGACCGCCGAGCGGTTGAGTGCATCACGATCAGCGCTTTCGATTCCCCGAACCTGGCGGGGCTGACTTACGAAACGCTCTGCCAATTGCCCGATGAAGATCTCGACAAGTCGGAACTGCGATATCTGACCAGCAGGCGCTGGACGCGAGACTTCACACGCAAGTGGGGACTGAATCACCCGAAGGTGCGAGCGCGCGTGTTCGGGGAGTTTCCGGAGCAAGCGACGAACGCCGTGTTCCCGCTCGCGTGGATTGAACGAGCAGAGCAGCCGTACGATGCTGAAGAGCTCGACAAGATTCCGGCCGGTGAAGTAATTCAGTGGGGCCTTGATGTCGCGGGGCCGGGTGATGATCATACCGCACTGTGCGCGCGCGTCCGAGATTACGTGCTGATGCAGAGAGCATGGGCTGAGGCCGACCCGCTTCCAATGATTCTCGGTTCGTTGGGCATGCTGCGACGTCAATTCCCGCGCTTTCGGCTGGGCCCCGGGTTGGTTGACATTGTGGGGATCGGCTACCACTTGGCACCGCGGATAGCAGAGCAGGGCTTTGAGTGCTACGGGTTCGTCGCTGGCGCTCGGGCGATGGACTCGGAGCATTTTGTTGATGCGAAAGCGGAAGGGTACTGGGGATTTCGCGAGCGGTTGGAACGCCGAGCTGTGCGAGGAATCCTCGATCGGGACTGCCAGGCGCAGATGGCGGACCTCTGGTACTTCGAAGACCACGGACGCACGAGGATTGAAAGCAAAGACGACATGCGCGAGCGCAAGCCGGGATGTCCATCGCCGGACGAGACAGAGGCGCTGATCATGGCGTACTCGCCGATTGTGGTACGGCAGGCGTCGGTGCAGTACCAGGACCTGGATTACGAGATTTCTCCGTATTAGGGACTTGCGCAACTCGGTGTGCTCGTGTAGACTGTGAGTGCATGCAGATACTCAACCGTTGGACCGGCGCAGTCATTCACGACATTGGTGAGGAGTCCTTACGCGATGCCGTTGTCAGAATCGTAGCTCAAAGAGGCGACCTCGGCGATGCGAACCTCGGCGATGCGAACCTCGGCGGTGCGAACCTCCGCGGTGCGAACCTCCGCGGTGCGAACCTCGGCGATGCGAACCTCGGCGGTGCGAACCTCCGCGGTGCGAACCTCCGCGGAGCGCA